AGGTTCTATACTTGTTACAGGTGAAGGCAATAGTACAACAACTAGCCTACAACAAGGGTTGTTAAAAGCATGGGCAGATGCAGACATGACAGGCACAGCAACATTAGATGACAGCTTTAACATAGCTAGTCTCACTGATAATGGAACAGGAGATTTTACGTTAGCTATATCTAATGATATGGCAAATGGTGCATATGCAATTTCATTTGGTTATCAAAATCAATCATCTAATCAAGGTTCTCATATAAGATTACTTAGTGATGGACATAAACTTGCAGCAACTGTGCAATGCCAAAAAATGGAAAATAATAGTGCAACTGATGGAGACACTAATACTGTAATGATAGCAGGAGACCTCGCATAATGGCTAGTATATTAAGAGTAAACACATTAACAGATGCAAGTAGTAATAATTCAATAGGAATGAGTTATGTTGCAGAAGGCAGTGGTAAGTGTTGGGTACAATATAATGCTTCAACTGCGATACAAGATAGCTTTAACACAACGAGTTTAACAGATTCTGCTACAGGTAAAACAATTTGGACTATAGCTAGTGATATGAACAATGATGATTATGCAGTTACAACATCAGCAGCCAATGGAGATGCAAGTGCTACATCTTGTACACTTGACCCACATACTTTTGCAACAGGTAGTGTATCACTAAACGCATTTGCAGGAGCAGATACAGCAGCTCTTTCAGATAGGTCACATCAATGTGCAATGATTATGGGAGACTTAGCATGACCAAAGCAGCAGAATTAGCAAAGATGGGTGAAGTCCTAACCAACAGTCAGATTGGTGGGCGAAGGAATATGGTAATCAATGGTGGTATGAACATATTCCAAAGAAGTTCGTCAGCAGTTACAGGATTAGGAGATGGTAACGAGGGATATGTGGTGCATGACAGAATAAGTCATACTGTTGTTGCAGGAGCAGGAAGATTTACTGTTACACCTGCATCAATAACAGACTTGCCCGGCTTTGCAAATGCCCTTCAAGTCACTTGTACAACAGCAGATACATCTATTGCATCATCAGAACTTTATGTTTTACAACATAAATTTGAAGGACAGGATTTACAACAATTAAAAAAAGGCACATCTGATGCAGAAAAAGTTACAGTTTCTTTTTATGTAAAAGGGCATGATTCTGCTACATATACTTGTGAATTATTTGATACGGATAACACAAGACAAATAAGTCAAACTTTCAGTGTAACAACCTCTTGGAGTAGAGTTGAATTAACATTTAATGCAGATACTACAGGTGCATTAACAGATGATAATGGTGAAAGTTTACAGTTAAATATCTTTTTACACGCAGGAAGTGATTATACAGGTGGTACTTTTACTTCTAATACTTGGGCAAGTAATACCAATGCAAACAGAGTAAGTAGTAGTAGTAATTCTATTTTTGAAAGCACTTCAGCATCTTTTTCATTAACTGGCATACAGATGGAACTTGGCGAACAAGCCACACCCTTTGAGCATAGGTCATTAGGGGAAGAACTGCAACTTTGCAAAAGGTATTTTCATAAAACAGGAGGGAGTGCTTATTGTAATATTGGTACAGTAACAAATTTTACAAGTGGTGCTATGCTTGGACCTTACAAACACCCAGTAGAAATGAGGTCTGCCCCAAGTGTTACTAAATCAGGTGATTGGGCAGTTTTAGGTGGAGATACTACTGTTAATCAAACTGCTGTATCTTCTGACAGTAATACTAAAGTTTCAGAGATAGGATTTAATGGTGGTAGTGGGGGAACATCTGGTCGTTCTGCTACATTAAGATTTAATAATGATGCAAATGCTTATTTACATTGGGATGCAGAATTGTAGGAAATATGATGAACATTACAAAAGCTAAATACTTTAAAAACATTGACGGAAAAAATGTAAGTGTAAATGCTACTATAGATGGACAAGATATGTCTGTTCCTATGGACACAGATAACAGACACTACCAAGCAATCCTTGAATGGGTAGCTGAAGGTAATACAATAGAGGATGCCGACTAACATGGACAGCATAGACCCAATGTTATTTTGGAACATAATCCTGACTATGGTCGTTGTACCATTCGGTTGGGCATTTAACAAGATGTTTCAAGAGGTCAAACGCATACAGATACTCTTGAACAAGACACGAGAAGATTATGCACGTAAGGATGATGTAAAAGATGATATGCACAATCTTATGGATGCACTCAAAAGATTAGAAGATAAGTTGGATAAGATACTGATGGGAAGTAGATAATGGCTAGATTTATAGGATTCAAACCTGAAGGCATGAGAAAGATAGCCTCTAAGATGGGTTATCAAGGATCTATGAGTGACTTTGATAACTATTTACAACAAAACCCTGAAAAGCAAAGACAGATGATTGTCTATGAATCTATGGCTAAACAGATGGCTCGTGGTGGTGTGGTTAAAATGCAAGAGGGTGGAATGATGAATATATCATCACCCGGATTTGACCCTAGATATGAAGGCTTTACACAACAATCATTAGGGCAACAAAATAGAATACCTACCTTTGATTATTTGTATGGACAAACACCACCAGACTCTGAACCTTTTTACAGACCTCAACCCGGTGAAACATTATATAGAACAGACCAAGCAGCTATGGCTGAGAACCCAAATTATCCGGGGTTTATAGCAAGAAGTGCTATTGAACCTAGAGAAGGTGGTCAATATGCACACACTCGTACAGGCGAGAGAGTAACAGTCCCTTTAGGATTCTTTGGTACTACTCCGGGTGGTAGTAGATTTGATGCAACAATAGATCAAAGAACTGCACCACAATTAGTAGACCCAAGAGATAATGTGACTACACCGACTCCTACACCGACAACACCTAATGTGCCTACATCACAAGTAGATCCAAGAGATGCTAGACAACTCCCACAAGCAGATGTGCCTGTAGGAACTTCATACACACCAACAACAGGTATAGGCGATGTTTTTACAGATAGAGCACAAATGCCTTCACTACCTGAAGGTGGTGTTACCATACCTATAGGAACTCAATTAACACAAGAACAACTTCTACAAGGTGACTTAGGGCAATTAGCAGGAAGGGTAGGTGTGCCTACAACCCTATCACCAACGACAACAGCACAAATACAACAAGAGAGAAATGCAAATTTAACATCGGCACAGATGAGTGCTCCTGCAGTAGATAGTGCTTTATCTGCGACACAAGCGGCACAAACTAGTTTAGAAGATTCTAGAGCAAAGGTATTAGCTGCTCAACAAACAGCATCAAGTGTTGGCAACTTAAATGCTGCTCAAGGTCAAGCTACATTATTACAAAATCCGATACAAAGACAAATAGAACAAGGTGAGTTAATATCATCAACTGCCAATGCAGAAACTGCATCTAAGTTTACTGAACAGATACAAGCGGCAACTGCAACCCCAACAAGTCAAGCAACCGTGGCAGGACAACTTGCTTCTTTAACTGCAAATTTTGATGCAAACAATCCACCAGCGTGGGCGGCAGGGGCAATCAGAGGTGTTCAAGCAGTGATGCAACAAAGAGGTTTGGGTGCATCTAGTATTGCTGGACAAGCTCTTGTACAAGCTGCTATGGAATCAGCATTACCTGTAGCACAAGCAGATGCAAGTATCTTTGCACAGTTTGAAAATCAAAACTTATCTAATAGACAACAAAGAGCTATGTTAGCCGCTCAACAAAGAGCACAGTTTATAGGACAAGAGTTTGATCAATCATTTCAAGCAAGAGTTCAAAATGCTGCAAAAGTAAGTGATATAGCTAACGTAAACTTTAATGCAGAACAACAGATAGCTTTAGAGAATAGTCGTGCTACAAACACTATGAATTTAAATAACTTGTCAAACAGACAAGCAATAGTATTAGCAGAGGCATCTGCATTAGCTAATATGGATCTGTCTAATCTTAGTAATAGACAACAAGCTGCTGTACAAAATGCACAATCTTTCTTACAACAAGATATGGCTAATTTAACTAATTTACAACAAACAGAATTGTTTAAAGCACAGCAAAGAACACAATCATTGTTTACTGATCAAGCTGTTACAAATGCGGCTAATCAATTTAATGCAACTTCTCAAAATCAAGTTGATCAATTTTTCTCACAATTAGCACAACAAGCATCACAGTTTAATGCCACACAAGCTAATGCACAAGCACAGTTTAATGCTGGGCAAGTCAACACAGTAGAACGATTTAATGCAGAGATAAACAATCAACGTGATCAGTTTAATGCACAAAATCAATTAGCTATAGCACAGAATAATGCAGTATGGAGAAGAGAAATTGCAACAGCAGACACTGTGTCCATAAATAGGGCAAATGAATTAAATGCAAATGCAGTTCTTGATATATCTAAAGAGGCATATGATAATCTGTGGTCACATTATAATGACACTATGGAGTGGGCATGGACATCTGCTGACAATCAATTAGATAGGATAAATGCATTAGCAGTAGCAGAGGTTGGTGCAGATATAAGAAAAGAAGTAGCGGCAATGGAATCAAGTTCTGCCGCAGGTAGTGCAGTAGGTAATTTAATTGGTACATTAGGATCTGCTGCCATAACTAAAGGATTATTTGGTTAATGAATACAAATCCAACAATATCAATATTAAGCTCATTTGAAAAATTAAAGTTGCCTGAACCTAAGACTAAGTTAGGTGGTATGGGTATGATGACTAGATCAAGACCTCCTATACAAGAAAAAATGGAAAAAGAAAAAGAACCCATGATGATTGCTAGAGAGATACAACTACATATACAACAAGCTAGAAATATACAAAAAAATGGAGAAGACGATGGAACAATCGTTTGATAGACCAATACCCGGAATGGGTATGACATTTGAGGTAGGGTCACGACCTTGGCAAACACCTCCTGAATTAACAACCGTAGAACAAGCAACTGACTATTACGCAGAGAGAATGAATACTGATCAGTTTAAAGCTCAATTAGTAGATGTAATAGAAATGGGTGTGCCTTTAGCAACACTAGCTAACACAATACAACTTGCTAGTGTTATGGAGGGTATTCATTCCGTTGATGTAGGTATGCTAATGATACCTATTATTGTAGAATTATTAATTACAATAGCAGATTCGCAAGGAGCTAAATATCAAACAGGTATGGAAGGTATGGAGAATGAGAGACCAACTGCTCCTAATAGAATTATCAGTGATATGATGAAAGAAAAAAGTATAAAAGAAGATGATATGCCTATAGAAGAACCTCAGATGGAAATGGAAGAAGAGCAACCCCAACCTATGGGATTAATGGCTAGGAGATAATAGATGTTAGGTAAATTTTTTGGATCAGAGTTTGGTAAAGGTTTAGTGGCAGGCACAGCTAAAGGTTTTGCTAAAGGTTTTCAAGATGATATTGATAGAACAAAAGACAATGTAGATAGACTTGTACTAGAGTCCTATAAAGGTGGTGTTGAATCTAAAAAAGAATTTGATAGAGTATATAAAGATAATAGAAAAGTAGTGGATCAAATTATTGCAAACTTGGGTGGTGCTGAAGGTTCTGATAATCCTGATGCAATATATGCAGCTAGAGGATTAATAGCTGATCAAGGTTTAAATGGGGCATTAGACTATTCAACAAAATTAGCATCTCATTATCAAGATTATAATTATGATCCTATAAAAATGCTGCAAATGGGCAAAAAAACTAATCATTCTACTCCTATGACTGCTGATTTATTAACTAAATCAACTGTACCTCCTATATCTATTCCTAATGTAGGAAAACTAGCTAAAGATGCTGATGTAGGTATAATGAAATTTTTTGGAGAAAAAGATTATACATCTAGTCAAGTAGAATCACAATCAAAAGCGTTAATGAGAGCTAGAGGTATTGATTTAGATCAAGGTGATTTAAACTTACCACCTGCTGTATCCGTAAAGATTGACCCCCTCATTGCTGGTATGAAAGCAAATCCTATAGATGAAAAGATTAGATTACAAGTTATATATGAAAACACAGACAAGACCGATGTAGAACGTTTAGGCTTAATAAAAAATATGATGAACGTTCAAAATAATATAATAAATAGAATTAGAAAAGAAAAAGAAACTAGATTACCCGGACCTTTAAATGAACAAGAATCTAGCTATTATGGTAATTTAGCAACAAAAACAATTTTAGATAGATTTGGATTAAAAGCATCTTCTGACTTAAAGGGACAATACGTATTAACCAGTGTAAGAGAAGATAGAAGGAAGTTAATTTTATCATACACTAGTAGTGTTGTACAAAAACTTAATGACGCTGCCAACAAAGGATTACTAAGTAAACAAGGTAATTTTTATACACAAGTCATAGAGGCAATTGCTGGTAATAAAAACTTAGTTGTTGTTGATGGTTTATTAACAACAGGGGATGGTACTTTTTTTAAAGAGAATGACTTAAAGACATTAACAACAAAAGGTGGTAAACTACAAACTAAAGGGGAAAAAAGCAATGTAGGTAGGATGACTCAAACCGAATTAATCTCTTATATCAAGGGTCAAGGTAGAAACAGTATAAATGGACAATCAGGGTATAATCAACTTGTGACTCTTATAGCCAACACTAAAAACATACCTCTTAAAGAGGCTATGAAAGAAGCTACTCTACTTATAAAATAGGAATACATATGCAAGGCGATTATACTCAATTTAGTCAAGATGATCTAACTAGAGAAAACTTAACTAATAATGTTAAATTTATAACGGATGCTTCACAATTCTTAGCAGAAAGAGAAGATTATTATTCTGATGATGCAGACGATATATATGATAGATACTTAGAACATTTCAGATATCAAAATGTTAATGAAGTAACTGCTGTTAGAGATATGTATCAAGCTCAAGATTATAAGAGAAAAGGTGACCAAGAGGGTTTATCTAGAATGGGCAGACTCATGGACACTTTTGATAAACAAGATAGTGAATTTACAAGCGAAACTATAACAGATTATCTAGGTGGAATTTTTACTGCTCCATCTACGTATGCTGGTATGTTCTCATTTGGAGCGGCAAAAGGTGGTGCTATAGCTGCTCAACAAGGAATAAAGTTTGGCATAAAAGAATTAATAAAAGATGGTGTGCAAGTTGCAGGAAAAAATTTAACTACTGGTGCTTTGAAAAAAGCAGGTAACTATTCTAGATTAAAAGCTCTGAGAGAAGGTTTTGGAAAAGGTGGATATAAAACTGCAATAGGGGCAGGTGTTGTAGATGCATTAGGAGCATCGGGAACTGCTGCAGCACAAGAAGAAACTAGAGTCACTATAGATCCTGAACGTGAATTTGACATGAGTAATGTTGCATTATCGGGTGCTTTAGGTTTTGTTCCGGGAAGTTTAGTGGGTGCTTTTACGGGGTCTAAAAAGGCTATTACAGGAAACACAGCAGAATTATATTTAAAAAATGCGTTAAAGGAAAATAGAAAATTAGTACACTCTTCTTTTAAAAAACACACTATAAAAAATCTAAGAGATAAGGGTTCTATAGGTAAGATAACTAATGAATTAAATTCAAGATTAAAAAAAGTAGCTTTATCAAAAACAGCAGAAGAGCAATTAAAGGTAGGTCGTAAATTAAAAGAGGACTTAGCTCCAGAGAATGGTACTCTATTAAGTATAGATAATAAAATAATAGCTAATGTAGCATCTGCAGGTGCAGAAATAATAGATATGATAGGACCTAGGGCAGGTGTTATCAAAGGCACTAAAGAAGACTTGCAAGAGAGAGTAACATCTAGGATTGCTAGGGCATTTGCAGTCCCTAATGATAAAATGAAAGAACAACTAACTGAATCTTTCCAAGGTATTTTAAAAAAACATAATTTAACTGCTCAAGAATTTGGATCTTTGTATGCAGCAGAAATATCTGAAGCAGGTAAAACTCTTAGAGGAGCAAGAATAGACAAGGACTTAGTTAAAGAATTATTTAATGAATTAACTGAACTTGATAAAGGATTATATACTTTAGGTCGCTCTACAGAAGAAGCAAGAAATATGTTATTTAAACGTGCAGATAGGGGCAATTTTTTAAATTCTATAAACGATGGATTACAAGCATTAAATAAAACTCGTATTGGTTTAATGACAATACAGTTAGCGACAACTGTAAGAAATACATCAAACGGATATTTAAGAAATCATATTTATGGTTTAAACAATTTAAATGCTGGACTAATAAAAACTCTTGCCATAGCTCCTGCAAAAACAATCGCTGGTTTTATTAAGAATCCAACATTTAATCTAACTGACAATCAATTAAAACAAGCAGGTGCTTTTGCTGCCAAAGAAGGAGTAGCTGATTTACAAAACTTTTGGTCATCTTTAATAATGAAGGATATGGTTTTAGGATTGCAAAGCGAAGATACTGCTGTTTTAGTCAAAATGTTTAAAGACAAAAATTTAGGTAACTCTGATAAAGCAATGGAATTATTTAGAGAATTAGGGGACATAGGTAATTCTTCTAGAGCTTTATCAATGGGAGGCAATGGTTCTATAGGAACGCACAATAGTAGATTAATGCGAGGAGCTGCCTATGCGAACATACTAAATACCTATAGTGATAATATGTTTAAAGCTGCTATCTTTTCTAGAGAAATAAATAAGATGATAAAAATAGATGCAGGTAATGTATTTAAAAAGAATGGTATTAAAAATTTAAGTGATTTAGTGGCGAGTGGCAATATGCGAATGATGGATGAAAAGGCATTGGCACAAGGTATGGAACAAGCTATGGATTTTACTTATCAAACGGGTAGATTCAGAGGCAGAAAAGGTGGCTTTAATACACTAGCTGCTGCATTTATAGATGTTACAAGCACACAGTTAGGATCTACATTTGTTCCTTTTCCTAGATACATGGTAAATGCTTTTAGGTTTGCATATGAACATGCTCCTATTTTAGGACTGACAGATCTTGGAACTGGAATATTAAATAATTCTAGAATGACAGATAGAATAGCTAAAAGTCTAACTGGTACTATGATGTTAACTGCTTTCTATGGTATGAGAGAACAGTTAGGAGATGAAACAACAGGTGCATATCAATATAAAAATCCGTTTGGTCATGGGACATTTGATGCAAGAGCGGCTTTAGGTCCTTTCACACCATTTGCTGCTTTAGCAGATTATCTGTATAGATTAGGTAAGCCAAATGGATATTTTGAAAGAGAGCACGGATTTAGATTACATGACAATGAAAAGGTTTCTGAAAAAATAAGTATGAGAGACTTATCAAGTGCCTTAACAGGTGGTGCTTTTGGTAGAGCGGGAGTTAGTTTAGATTTAATGGATGGATTAGTTACTGCATTGACAAAAGAATCTAGTTTAGCTGAAGAGACAACATTAAAAGAAGTGGGAGCTAGGTTTTTAGGTAATTATCTTAGCACCTATACTGTTGGTGCTGGGGTTATAAAAGATATATATGCTATGGTTGATCCCGACTATAGACTTTTAACAGATAATACTGATGTAGAATTTATACCATACATGTTAAAACAAGCCACTAGATCGTTCCCTATGGAAGCACATGCAGACGGTGATGGTTTCTTTCAGAGACCTGCACAAACAAGTCCATATAAACGAGATGGAATACGAAACCATTTACCTTTCTTTAGACAAGTATCAGGTTTAACTCCTATAGAGCCTAGAAATAATGCACAAAAAGAACTAGACAGATTAAGATTAGATTATGTTGAAGTAGCTCCAAGAAAACTAAAAGATCCTGAAGCGAATAGAGATGCTAGACAATATACTGGTTATGCTTTGGATGGCTACTTGACCGAGTATATAAATAGTCCTGATTATCAAAGTTTAGATAATGATGCACAAAAGAAGAAGTCACTAAAAGAAGAAATAGCTAATATAAAAAATGAAGCATTGGCTTATGCATTAGGCGAACAGGATTGGGATGATATAGAAGATATACAAAGAAAGAATAGAGCACGTTTCTTTAGACTACGTAGTTTAGATAGAGAGATTATAGAGAAAAAGTGGAGAGAGCAAAATCCTAATCAAGATATACAGATGGATGATTTTGATAGATTGTTAGAAATAGCAGAAGAATTTGGATTTGTTAAGTAGCCACTAACCTTAATATACCCATCATAAGTGCAGCACATGCAACCCCATTCAAGACTAGTAATGCTCTATCATGCCAGAGATAAGCCATACCAGTTAAACAACCAGTGCCTACGCAGGAGGATACTAAATCGTAGAGGGGAAACACACCGACTGCTCTACAGACTATCCCTGACATGATGAACAATGATCCTGTCCATTTTAAGTACCAAGACAGATCATGAGTTGGAGTTATTTTTTGCATTTAACTCCTTTAACTTTCTTAGCGTAACTTCAGCAATAACTTCTATACGCTTTAAATTATCTATAATCTCTTCCATTCTTTTTGGAAAAGAGTTTTTCTTCCCTTCCATAAATTTTTTAGCTTCGTCTTCTAGACTCATTCCTTATTACCTGTTTAAAATAAGCAGAGTTATAACCTCTCTGCCACTCTCTATGTTGCATGGTCGTTGAAGGGAAAGGATTTACTTTATTAAACTTAAATCCTGTCATGCCCTGATTAAACTGCAACTTCAACGGTGCATCATACTTACCTAGTCCTCGCTCTTGTCTACTTAGTAGCTTTTTCTTTTGCTTCATTAGGAGCATCTTTCTCTGGGGGTCTCTCAAGATATTTTAATATCATTGATAGCCTATCATCATACTTGCCTACCTCTGCAATCTCCTTATCTATGGATGCTTGAATATCAGAATGTTCTCCAATACCCACCGATGTTCTTAAATAAATCTCAACGTTAGCGATATGTTTATTAATATTGCCTACGTAATAAGACTTTAATGCAGCTAGTAACATCTCTCTCATTTTATCTTCCTTCTATATCGACTATCTCACAAGCTCCTGCAACACATGCAAGATCTTTACTCCCGGTGGTTGTATCCTCTTTCTCAAATTCTTTTAACATACTCCAATCTATAGCAGTGGGCATTTTTTTTGTCAATTTATTATACTCTTTCTCTGATATATCTTGGTATGGTGCTTGTTTGTAAGTATGTTCACTGAAAGGTAAAAAAGATATACCTGATACTTCGTCAAAGTTTTCATACACCCATGCACCCACAGACATCCACTCATGTTCTTTTACAGATATAGTTACAGATGGTTTATGTTCACACCAATGCCTCTGAAAGATTAGCCAATAGTCTAACTGCTCAATAGCAGTCATTTCAGTTCTAGTAATAGCACCTTCGGGTGACTTCATGGGAAAACTAAATACAGAAACACTATCAGATTTACTCATATCAGGCTCTATAGGTATACCTACTTGTTGCATAAACTGTGTTAATGGGTCTTTATTGTCTCCACGTACAGTTCTGATATAATAAGGATTATGTCTTGCGTGAATACCACTAGCACTATCAACTAATTGTGAGACAGTTCCTGATGGCTTAACACAAGTAATAGCAGTTGATTGTGGTATCCCTAAATCTTTAGCTATCTTCTTATTTGTTTCTACTGCTACAGTTCTTAACTGCTCTAATACACTTTCTAATTCATGATGATTAGGTCTAAGTATAGGGCAATCAATTATACCTGTTAATGATACACCTAACAATCTTTCTTCTTCAGTGTTATCTTTCCATACCTTACGTAAATATTTAAAGTCGGTTAATGTTGATTGGAAAGTTCCTAATATTGTAGCCATGCGAACTTTTTCTTTTAGGGATTCTAAATCATCTGTAACTCTGCAAACAACTTCCGTTAGATTACAAAACTGATAAGGTCTAAGTATTATTTCGCTACAAGGATTACAACCAAATTGATGATCGGAATTACGTCTACCATTCTCCTCTACTTTCTTTTTAGCAGATTCTCTGTTAAATATACCACGTTCTCCTGACTTTGATTCATACAAAGCAGTCCATTCTCTCATGAACGTACCCATCTCAGGCTTGTCTTTATATGCAACAGAGTTGTTAGCTAGTGATCTTTGTCCTTCTCTTTTAATATTTCTTTCAGGTTCATCCCACCATTCTCCTGATTTTGCATGTCTCATTTGATCATCGCCAAGATTAGATAAAGAAATAAGAGCAGAACGTCTAACACCACCCACAACTACAACTTCACCTATCTTGCACATAATATCGTGACATTCTATAGGATAGAGTCTTCTGCCCTTTGCACCTTTGAATTTTTTAATACAAAAATTAAATAGATTCTCTAATGGAGCAGGTCCTGATGCTCTACCACCAAATGTTTTTAGTCTTGCACCCGATGGTCTTACTTGTGAAACATCCCATGTAGGTATTTGACCTACATAAAGCATGGCTATCATTTCTCTTAATGCTTTTGCCCATCCGGGTCTGCTATCTCCAACAGTTATAACTGTATCACTATCTTCAAAATGTTCATTGACAATAGGTAACTTATCTACATTTTCTCTTTCAACAGAGAAGCCAACACCAGTACCACACATTAATATGTACATGCATTCATCAAAGCTACGAGGACTATCAACAGGTATGTAACTACAATTATAACCAGCAACATGGCATCTATCTAAAGCTATACCTGCAGTCATCAAAGCTCTCATGCTAGGCATAACACCTAATGAAGTAATCATATCAGACATCTTTTCTTTTAATGCTTTTGTTACAACATAGTCATGCTTTGTTTTTAAATGTTTTTCCATGTAATCAAAATATCTGTCAACAGTTTCAATCCATGTTTCTCTACGTTCTTCATCATCTTTCCATCTAGCATATCTAGATAAAGCAATAAAGTTTTGATAATCCGTTGGCAAATAGTTGTTTAACATTTAAATCTCCTCTGTCGTTATTCTTAAATTGGTTATTTTTAAACCATCAACTTCGTGTATTATATCTTTTAGATAATCCTCTATCTCTGCACCTAAATTACCATCAGCAGGTATTGGATATTCTTCGTGATCTACTTTTAAAGTAAGTATTATTCTAACTCGTGTCATCCCTTTTTATTTCTATTAATTTATTGAGATACCACAGTGCTTTTTCTAAGTCTTCCACACCATTTTTATATCTGTATCTCCAAACATATTTGAGGATATTACCTTGTAAGTAATACTCAGATCCACCGTCTGTGGCTGCCATTATAGCATCAATGGTCTCAATTCCTGCTTTATTATAATGAGGTGGATGATTAACCATATCCATAGTCTGCTTATGATCAGACTGTTCTCTTGCTTGTTTTGCTTTCATTTTCATGTACTCTATATGTCTTAACAATTGTCTCTCTTTTTAGTTTTAAAATTTATATAAATTATATTACTGTTTTTATCTCGTTTTACAAACTTTTCTTTTACAAAAGACTCTAAAAAGTTTTCCATTTTATTTAATAGTGTAGGATCTAGATCCATTATAGGTACGGAAGAGGCTACTAACTGTGATAGATGCATTAAACTAGCTCTGCTTTCATCATCTAACTTTGAATCAGGGTCTGCTATTATATTTAATATTACTTCACCAGTCCAATATGTCCCTTCTACTTTTGGCACTAGCTCTATATATACTGCGTTTGGATTCCTTTTATATATCATTGTATCTTCCTTTCTTTATATTTTATAAACTTTAAATGTTTGTTTTCCCCTTTTTCTTTTAACCAATCTTCAGGTATTATCCTATCATAGTATCGAAAATCTTTTTGTATGCACCATTTAGCATATGTAGTTTTTGACCCCTTGTATATTTTATTTTTACTATTACCAAACACAAAACGTATGTCTAAGTTTGGATGTTGTTTTCTTATTTCAATATGCTTTCTTCTTTCTTCTGTTTTGAATTGCCCTTTTACTTCAATAATTATACCATTATCAAGTATAAAGTCAGGAGTATATATTCTATAACACAAATCTTGCCATTGAATTCTAATAGTTTCGTATTCAAATTTAGCTTTGCAAATTTGTAGTTTGTTAGCGATTCCATGCTCTAAACTACCTTTATAGCCATTACGTTTGGCAATC